CTTGGTTTGTTTGGCATAATGAGATAGGTAACAATCAAGCATTAGTATTTGATACAAATTCTGCGGTTATAACAAATAATAGTTATATGGGTAATGAAGCTCCTCAATCAACATGGGTAGGGTTAGGTACTGGTTCTAATACAAATGCAGATGGAGAAAAATATGTAGCTTATTGTTGGAATGAAGTAAAAGGATTTTCTAAATTTGGAAAATACCAAGGTAATAATAATGCTGATGGTCCTTTTGTATTTTTAGGCTTTAGGCCAGAATTCCTACTTATTAAAAAAACAGACGCAACAGCAAACTGGATTTCTAAAACAGGAAAAGTTAGTGAACATAATGTACATCCAAAAATTACTTATTGGGATATATCTAACGCAGAAAATACAGCACAAGATATGGATTTATTATCTAATGGATTTAAACATAGGTCAAGCGAAGGTGATGGAAATGGGTCAAATACATATGCCTATTTCGCTTGGGCAAGAACACCAATGGTAACATCAAAAGGCACACCAGGAACAGCAGTATAATATCACTAATTATAAATATAAGAAAAACACTTTAATAAATAGGGATTTGACTAATGGCAACGATACAAAATTTAACTATCGACCAGGATGCTGATTTTACACAGACTTTGACTATCAAAGATTCTGCTGGAGATGTTGTAGATTTATCTGGGCAAACGGTAACAAGTAAATTAAGAAAAACGCATTTATCAAGTAGTGCTACATCATTTACAACAGCGATTGTAAGTGCAACAGCAGGAACTTGTTCTATTACATTAACAGATACAGTAACATCAGCACTAACTGAAGGACGATATGTTTGGGATTTAACAACCACAACTAGTGGCGGATTAATTACAAGAAGAATTGAAGGAAGAGTTACGATAACACCAAGTGTAACTAGATAGATATGTCAAAAATCAATTCAACACAAAAATATCTTGACAATGAAAGGCAATCAAACTTTTTAACAAGTTTATTACCAAGTGAAACAATACAATCACCGCCTGCAACTATTTTACCAATTAAGGAAGAGATTGATATTGATGTTGATATTGAAAAACAAATAACACAATTACAAGAAGCAAGAATAAATGGAACACTTGAAAGTAAATCTGATTTATCTGTTGATCCTGATAAACAGTTAAAAGAATGGCAACTTGAAAAAAGTTTTGAAAGTTTTTTAGATAATGTTGGTAAAGAAAAAGAAGTTGTTGAGAAAAATATTGAAGAAGAAGAAAAGAAAATAAGTGCTTTAGAGGATTTGTTTGTTGATTTGATGGCAGCAAAATCAGGTAAAAAGAAAAAGAAGAAAAAAATATTATTAAAAGAACCTGAGCCTGTAAAAGAAGAAATAAAAAAGGTTATTTTAAAACCAAAACCAGAACCTGTTGATGAATTAACTAAACAACAAATAGCAGAAAAGTATGTAAATCTTCCAAAAGAAGAGGTGATTATTGATGAAAACGCAAGACGAATTGTTGCAGAAAAATATAGTGAATTAGGTAATGCAACTTTACACTCATTCTTATCTCCAAAAGAAATAGAATCTGATCCTGATATTATTAATAAAGTAATGTCGCATATCAAAGAAATGAAGGTTGCGAATGAGTTAGAAAAAGATAAAATGACTGGTCTAAAGTCTATTGATACTTTAGATAAATTAACTAGAGAGTTTTTAAACTTTAAAAATATTACTAGTATGCAAATGTCAACTATCGGAGGCGGTGGTGGCGTTCAGTTGTTAGATATGGATGATGTTAATGTATCTACAAAAGCAAATGGATACATTTTAAAATATAATTCATCAACTGAAAGAATGGACTTTGTTAGTGCTGATAGTGGACTTATAACAGGTTTAACAGCAGACGGCAGCAACAATGTAACAATCGCAGGTAATTTAACTGTTGAAGGGTCAACTACTACAATTGATTCAACTACGATTGAAATACAAAACTCATTTAAATTTGAAGGTTCAACTGCTGACGCTTACGAAACAAATTTAACAACTGTTGATCCTACAGCAGATAGAACAATAAGACTACCAAATGCAACTGGTACTATTGTATTGCAAGATACAACTGATACACTAACAAACAAAAGTATTGATTCTGATAACAACACAATTACAAATATTGTTAATGCAGATATAAAATCTAGTGCTGCTATTGCATTTAGTAAGATGGCAGACTTAACTGCTTCAAGAGCATTAGTATCTGACGCTAATGGAGATGTATCTATAAGTGCGGTTACTTCAACTGAAATAGGATATTTAGATGGAGTTACTAGTGCAATTCAGACACAAATAGATGACAAATCTACGAAGGCGTTTGCAATCGCACAAGCTGTCGCATTAGGGTAGTATAAATAGTTAAAAAGGAAGTTAAAATATGGCAACACCAAGTACAAAAGCGACATTGAAAGAGTATTGTTTAAGAGCATTAGGCAAACCTGTAATAGATATCAATGTTGATGATGACCAAGTAGATGATAGAATAGACGAGGCAGTACAATATTTTGCTCAATATCATGTTGATGGTGTTGAAAGAATGTATTTAAAATATTTAGTGACCGCTGCTGATATTACAAGGATGACCACAGACACAGACGAATCAGTTACAGCCAATTCTGTTACAACAGCATGGAAAAGAGCTGACAATTTTCTTGTCGTTCCTTCATCAGTTATTTCTGTTGTCAATGTTTTTTCTTTATCTGACAGAGCAAACTTAAATATGTTTGATGTTCGATATCAGTTAAGACTTAACGACCTATACGATTTTTCATCTACAAGTATTGTACATTACGAAATGACAATGCGACACCTAGATTTTCTTGACCACATATTAGTGGGAGAGAAACCAATGAGATTTAATCATTTATCAAATAGATTATTCATTGATATGGATTGGGGAACAGATATAAAAGCAGGCGAATACTTAGTTATGGAAGTTTTTCGTAAACTGGATCCTGATACTTATGCTGATATCTATGATGATATATATTTAAAAAGATACACAACAGCGTTAATCAAAAGACAATGGGGACAAAATCTTTCTAAATTTAATGGTACTGCTATGTTGGGAGGAGTTACTCTTAACGGACCAGAATTATTTTCTACTGCAATCGCTGAACAGCAAAAGTTAGAAGAAGAAATTAGATTGAATTACGAAGAACCTGCTCATATGCAACAAGGATAATAAATGCCAACGAATGTCTATTTTGACACAGGCACAACATCTGAGCAAAGATTATACGAAGATTTAATAATCGAACAGCTCAAGATTTACGGCCAAGATGTCTATTATTTACCAAGAAAGATAGCGAACAAAGATTCAATCTTTGGTGAGGACCCTGCAAGCTCTTTTGACGATTCATATATTATTGAAATGTATGTAGATAATACTGATGGTTATATGGGCGAACAAGAAATTATTAAAAAGTTTGGTTTAGAATTGAGAGATGATATTGTGTTTACTGTTTCTAAATTGAGATGGGAAACTTTGATATCAAACAATAGTGATTTACAAACTACATTAAGACCTAATGAGGGCGACCTAGTTTATTTTCCTACAACAAAAGCATTCTTTGAAATACAGTTTGTTGAACACGAAGCACCTTTCTATCAACAAAGTGCTTTACCGGTTTACAAATTATCTTGTACTAAATGGGAATATAGTTCAGAAAGAATTGATACAGGTATTACTGCAATAGATAGTACCGAAGATTCACTATCAACTGATACAATGAATTTTCAATTTAGTTTAGAAAACGAAACAGGATCATTTGTAATGGAAAGTAGTGTAGGTGCGATTGATTATCTTATCAATGAGGACTTTACAATGGCAACACAACAACCAGTAGACCAAGGACAAGCATTTGAAACTGCTGCTGGCACAAACACATCATCAACTGCTGATGATATACTGGATTTTAGTGAAAGAAATCCATTTGGAGAGGTTGACGATTACTAATGTTTGGGGAACATTTTTATCATAAGCAAATCCGTAATACGGTAATTGCCTTCGGTACAATCTTTAATAATATTAATATTAAGAGATTAGATTCAAGTGGCAACCCTTTACAAAATATTAAGGTGCCTTTATCGTATTCACCTAAAGAAAAGTTTTTGGCAAGATTAGACCAACAAGAGGATTTAACAGGAGATGATTCGTCTGTAGCAATTACTTTACCTCGTATGGCATTTGATATAGTCGGTTATTCTTATGACCCTAGTAGAAAGTTAAATAAGAATCAACGATTAGGTAAAGTTACTACAAACGCTGATACATCAAAACTTAATACACAATATTCTCCTGTGCCTTATAATGTAAATTTTCAATTGAATGTATTTACTGCTACTTCGGATGATGGTCTACAAATTATTGAACAAATACTTCCATACTTTCAACCTGATTATACGGTAACTATGATACAAGATTCTACATACATGGACACAAAAAGAGATATACCTTTTATATTAGGAGATGTAAGTTATGATGATAGTTATACAGGATCATTAACATCATTAAGAAGAATAACATATACTTTAAGTTTTACAGCAAAGATTTATTTGTATGGACCTATAAGTACAACTGCTATAATTAAAAAAGTTTCTGCTGATTTATATACTAATACATCGGATCAAAGTCCATCTCGTAGCGAAAGAGTTACAGTACAACCTAATCCTACATCAGCAGATAAAGATGATACATATACATATACAACAACCCTTGAATTTTTTGATGATGGTAAAAATTATGACGAGGCAACAGGTGATGACAAATAATTATGAGTACAATAGATGATAAATTAAATGAAGTTTTAAATATTACTACTGAGGTTATGCCCATAGAGGTAGAAAAAAAAGAATCAAAAGAAGTAGTAGTGCCAGAAGATAAAGACCCAGATATAGACTTTGAAACTGGTAGAAAAAATCTTTATCAATTAATAGACAAAGGCAACGAAGCAATAGACGGCATTTTAGGATTAGCAAAAGAGGGTGAACATCCTCGTGCTTATGAGGTTGCAGGACAACTTATTAAAACAGTAAGTGAGGTATCACAAAATCTTTTAGACTTACAAGAAAAGTTAAAGAAGATAAAAGATGTTCCTGAAAAAGGACCTAAAAATGTAACAAATGCTTTGTTTGTAGGATCAACAACTGAATTAAAA